CGAAACTTGTTTGTCGGGTTCATTGCAAAATGAAGAGTGGCTATAGCTCCTAGGTCTGGTGGGTTGGCACAGTAGGTGCCCCCCCACATTATTACCTAGGAGCTACTGTGCTGTGCCAAGTTGAAGTTTGGGAAGTATCTGAACTTATTTCTAGATTTTCTAGTTTGAGTTCAGAGCAAACTGTACTTGGCTGGCACTTTTTCTTTTTCTTCAAGTCGATCACGTGGAATTTTCTAAAAAATGCCGCGACGACGTTCTACTACTCGATCATCCGCACGTTCGTACAGACGTCGACCTTCGTATCGACGTCGTCCTGTACGACGTCGTGCCAGTGTGGCTCGAGTGTATCCACGTCGCCCTGCTCCTCTTGGGCTGACGTCTCTTTCAAAAACGATCCGTAAGGTTCCATTTTTGATGGCTCATATCGACCCGTTTCTACCCGTAGTTCGGGGAGTGAAGGTCCCTGATTCTAATACGATGGAATCAGATACCGCACTTTGTACCGATGAGTATTCGTTTACGGTTACGACTGGTACGAATGTTAAATGTGCAGCATTTAACCCTGCTCTTACTAGCGCCGTCGTTAGTTCAACGGAAGGCGCTGGTGCGTGGACTTGGGGTGCAGCATTTGCAGGAGGAACAGATGTTGCTCAACTTGCAAATATCACAGCTGCCAGTACGGCTTACCGTACAGTCGCACATGGTATTCGAATTTCTTCGACTCTTGCGCCGACTACTGCAACTGGCTTTGTCCATATTGCAGTGTANNCNCCAAGTACATACGGTGCTAATACATGGCCATTCCCTACAACCCTGTCGCAGATGCGCGATTTGCCGTTTTACCGTAAGGTGACTTTGGCAAGTTTGACACAGTCTCCGCTGACGGTGGTGAATAAGTTCCTGGACCAGACCGCGTTCCGTTATTCTTCAGCCGACGAACTTAGTGCCGGTTTCAACAACTCAGGTCGTGGCCAATTTCAGATCGCACACTCTTGGGCCACGATTTTCGTGGCTGTTGAGGGTGCTCCAAGTGCGTCTAACGCTCTTGGTATTGAGATGATTTTGCATACTGAAACCATCTCTAAGGCTGGTGCGACGAACAACAGTTCACCAGCGGCTCCAGGAAACTCTCGTCTCATGGAGTCTGCTGCGCATATGGCCGCTAATACTGAAGCTTCACATTTTGAAAGCGAACAAGGTAGCTTGTATCAGCGAGCAACTGACGCAGTTTCCGAAGGATTACAAGCAGGTGCGGAGAATGTTGCTGAATGGGGTGCTGGCGTGTTACGGCACGCAACTGAACGAGCAGTGTACACTGGTGCTGGTATGCTGTTCAATGCTGTAGCCGCACGCGTTGGAACCCAAAATGTAAACGGTCAATATCGTCTGACAGAGGGTTGACTAGGTATGTTATGTTAGAGCCCATGGATGTAGAGCCACCGTCTGATCTCATCGTTCCTCGTGCTCCTCCTCCTTCCAGAAACGTAGAGTTCGCGGTGTACCCACCCGGTTATGTTCCATCTAGCAATGCTCGTCGTGCGGCTAATGCAGAAGCTGCGCGTCAGCGGCGTTCTGATATACATTTCGAGCGTCGGGGTAACCGTATGACTCGTGGTGTTATTGTTCCATATGGCGAGACTCCAATGGAAGTCGAAGACATTGATGAGCAATACCATGATGAATTGTAGTTGTCGTAGGAAACAGTTTTATGTATGTAATAAATAAAACACAGAGGGCGCAGCCCTATGTGTTTTAGCGTGAAGTGTATGAATGAATGTTTATTTGTTGGTTAGCGTCGACGCGCTTTAGCTAAGTCAGAGCGTTACAACTCGTCTAGTTCTTCATCTGTCTCAGTCTCTTCACCGCTAAGGGTTTCATCCGCCGTCAGGTCTACGAAGTTGATTCCGTGCAGCATGTGATGCGCGAAGTCGGCACGAAGGAGAATTCTCTCCATCTCGGGCACGAACGCAGCTACCTCTGGTATCTCGCGTCGCATAGTTCCGAACAGGTCGGCAACACGATCCGTGACTTGTCCGAACATGGTTCCGGCTTCATGCTTCATGGTGACTAAGTTGGCTCCACGTTGGTTTGCTTGGGTGAGCAGGTTGTTGTTGGCAATAAGTTGATGGATCTGTTCTTGTTGGTCCGCAAGGCGTTGTTGCATGAGTCGACCTTCGGCCTCGGCTGACTCGAGACGTGCCTTGTACCACATGGTCATCTCGAAGAGCACAGTGTTGGAAGACGCTGGGTTTGGGGCACTCATGGTTACGCTTGTGGGTTACGATGCAAATTGGAAAATGAGAGGGTTACGTACCCTCGTAGTGTACCCGTACACTTTCCATCCACTCCGTCCCCCCTTGCCCGAGGTGGACGGTACACTCTTGGGTACAGTGGATCTAAGTATAGTATAGTGGACGCAAGTCAAATCGGTACTATATAGGAATTTGTATATATACGTATGTGTACCACATAACGTATAACGTATACTTCAACATATATACACATGTATACTGTATACCCTACCCCTATCCGTCCGACGGGACCCTCGGATCTATCTATATCCTCGCCCCCGAAGCGAAGCGTAGGGTGGCGAGTGCGGAGCGCTCTAGCGCAGCGAAGCGGAGCGGGCGCGTGGCGGCATCCGCCCCAGCGCGCGATCAGCGCGCTCCAGTTTGGCCTAACAAGACTCAACTCTAATGATTAATACACAACATATATTAAAAGCGTAGATGACGTAGAGTCATCACAAGTCCTCCATCAAAGTATCCAAGTCAAACTCTGGTAAATCGATTGTGTCTTCGTCTGTTTCCGACGACACACAATTCAACAGTGTATCGACTGGGATGCAGAAATCGGCAGCGCGGAACCTCGCTCTTTGGACTTCAACTGGGAACTTGATGACAGTGAAGCGTCTGAGAATGGGTTCGAGGTCTTCCTGGTTGATAAAGCACTGCTCTGGCGTGTAGTTGCTCAAGACGATGATCTTCTTAGGGCGTAAGCCTTGAAGACATCCTCCCTTGATCTCACCAGGGAAGGGGTATCTATCGGCCCATTTCTTCAACGCTGATGCTGTTAGGTCGTTCTTTGGCGACCATTCTTCAATGGCGACGACTTCTTGGTGTCGGTAGCCATCCCACCACTTGTTGAGCGCTTTCGCGAAGTGCTTGGGGTATAGTTCCCATAGTAGCCGAGACTTCCCTGTACCGGAAGGGCCGACCCACCATTCATGTTGTAGGTCGCCTTCGAGCGGACGAGCTTCGGGTGCATACAGGGATTCCAGTCTTGGACCATGTACGAGGAACATCTGTGGATCGGACTCTCTAATCGAGTCCATGTCTCCCTTTCTGGCGAGTTCCACGGCGTTGGCGTATCTCGCGGCGTTAGCTGCTCCTCCCTTGATTCTCGCTTCGGTTCGGTCCATTGGGATTTCTCCGCATTCGAAGAAGTCTTGATCTTTTGTGCAGTAGTCACGGTTTTGCTGAGCCGACCCGTTAGCCACGTCCAGCCGCGCACGAGGAAGCAGCCGCGAGACTGCCTTTCGTTGGCGTGCATTGTGGAAGTACACATATCCTTGGAGGTGTGGAGTTCCGGTCTCGGGAGCCAGTTCTCGTCCGTAGACGATATAGCGAGCGAATCCCTTGACGATGTTCTGGATGTGTTGCTCATCTTGGTGGTTGTAGTTGTTCAACGTGAAACACCAGGCGCGAAACTTGTTTGTCGGGTTCATTGCAAAATGAAGAGTGGCTATAGCTCCTAGGTCTGGTGGGTTGGCACAGTAGGTGCCCCCCCACATTATTACCTAGGAGCTACTGTGCTGTGCCAAGT